CAGTTAGGCGAACGTTGCGAACTTTGTATTGCGCAACTGACTGCGGTGACGGAGTGAACACCGGGACGTTCTTAGCACCGTCGAGCAGTGCGGCTGTCACAGTCACATCCACCCAGAACGGCGTGCCATCAACGATGTCGCGAAGCGCATCCTTGTCGGAGTTGCTCAGTGCTTGGCGGCTTAGAGATAGTCTTGAAATTGCCATTACATTTCTCCTTGTCGATTACTTTTTGCTCGCCAGCGCCATCGCCTCATCCCAGCCGGCGTCGAAGTTGTTCTTATCGACACCCTTGTCTTGGACTTGACTGCGCTGCGAATCCACCGGAGCCAGAGCCGCAATCTTTTTGGGATCGACAGTGTCAGGCTTCTTTATCGTGGGAGCAGTAGTAACGTCATCCGCCTTTGGGGTAACAATTCCACTTGCATCCTTGAAACGCTGAACTAAGTCATTGACTTCTTCAGCAGTACCGCCAGTATAAACCTCTTTCAGTGCTTTCTGCAAGTACGCTGGTTGTGTGTTGATCCACGGCTCCAATTTCGGATGCACATCGTCGAAGTCCGGATGGGCCGTGCGGATGTCGTTGAAGTGCTGCGTTTCCTGCATTTCTTTCTGGCTTTGCGCGATCGGAGCGATGTCGCCGTAGATATGTTTCAGCACGGCCTTCATCGCTTCGCCCTGCGCCGTGTCCGCCAGCGCGGAGTTCTTCTTGAACTCCAACTCAAACAGGCGGGCGATGTCTTTCCATTCGCCCTTCAGCGCGTCGAGTTACGTCACTTCTTCGGCAGACAACTGACGAGCAGCGGCGTCTGCGGCTGCATCAGCAGTGGCCTTCTCGTCGGCGGCTTTCTTCGCGGCGGCATCTTCAGCGGCCTTGGTCTGCGCTTCGATGATTGCCTTCGCGGTTACGGCGGCGATCGCAGCCGGCGTGTTCGCAGCAGCCTCGTCGGCCTTGCGCTTCGCTTCCACGTCATCCGCAGCCTTCTTCGCAGCAGCCTCGGAATCCTCGCGGGCTTTGGTCTGCTCCGCAGTTTCCGACGCTCGGGCTGCGTCAGCAGCGGCCTTATTATCGGCAGCAGCTTTTGTCGCAGCGGCTGCGTCAGCAGCGGCCTTCTCGTCGGCGGCTTTCTTCGCGGCATCAGCCGCAGCATCGACTACCGGTTCTTCCTTCTTGGCTGGCGCAGCGTCAAGAGTGGTACCAGCTACCGCCTCGTTGAATGCAGCCGCGAATGCGTCGTCGCCGTCGTCAACCGACAGCCCCTCGTTTACTGTGGTCATGTTCTATCCCCCTGTTGTGTTTTCGTGATCACGGGATTGGGATTCATAATCGACTTCACGATTCCTTCCCATGCCGTGTACTGCTGTTGGTATTTAACCAACTCTTCCATCCCACTCGCTCGCTGCCACTGATGCAGAGCCGCTGCCTGTTTCATTCTTGCGTACTGAATAACGGCTCTGAGTTCTGCTGAGTCCCGAGCTTGATTCAGGACTCGCAGTACCTCAGCTTCCTCCGGTCGTAGTTCCTGTCGCTGGTTCGTTTGCGGCGCTGATTGCATTTGTGAGCCCCTCCAAAATAGTCTTCACTGTGTCATTCGTTGCGGACGAGTCGGCCTTGTTCGCGAGCGCCACGTTCTTCAGCGCCTGTGTCAGCACGTTCTTGATGTCCGCTTGAGCCTTCGCTGTTGCCAGAGCTTGTATTTGCGCGAGGTTCTGCGCCTGCGCTTCAATCTTCTTGTTGGCCGAAACTTCGTCATCCAGAATATCTTCCGGAAGATCGCGCGCCTTCATGCGCTCGACGAGCAGTTTGCGGCTGTTGATGTGCGGTCTCTCGTCTTCCGACAACGAAACGCGGAACGCATCGAGCGATTGCGCTCGTACTTCTTTCGCAACCAGCGAAGTCGATCCCCGCGAGATTACGGAGAAGTCGCCCTTCGCTTCCTCATCGGTGCCAAACTCCATATTCCAGTTGTACTGCGAGCCGATCACGGACTCGGTGAACATGTCGAAGTTGCGAACGGTGTCGCGAATCGGCAGGGCCGCAGCGCCAAGGAACATCGACGCGCCACCTTGAGTGCGCAGCGCTTCCGATCCGCCCTGCCCCACGTCGCCAAGTGCGGGCGGAGGAAGCGCAGTCTCGGTATCGGCGAAGTTCATGAACAACTCGATGATCGTGACGAGTTCAGGGATGTGGCTATCCACCTTGATCTCGCGAATGGCCGGGGCTTGGCTCTCCGAACCAGTCAGGCCATCGCGATAGAAAATCTTAAACGCGTGAACGTCCATGCTCTGGCCGGCGAGCAGCAACTCGTGGTTCGCTTCGAGGATCGGCCCGCACGACACGCTCGCGTTGTCGAGCAACATGCGAGTCGCTTCGCAGACGCCCATCTGGCTATCGCGCATGATCGCGGGCAGGCCAATACCGAGGATGCTGATGTCGTCTTCCTCGTAGATGAACGTGTGGTTCGGTCGAATCTTAACCTCGAACGGGTTGATGATCGCCTTGATCACGACGCTGTCAAGCGTCCAGACATTCGCCTCGAACTGCGACGACAAGCGATCGTCAGCGATCTCTACGCCACACGCTTTGAGTTCGTGGCCGTCAACGAAGCCCCAGTATTCGAGCAACTCATACTTGCGCCCGCTCAGGTCCGTGACGTTCTTGCGGTCGCCAGTAACTCGCAGCGACTGCTCCCACCATCTCTCCTTGTAGTTGCCACCGATGTTGTTCTTCAGCCAGTTCTTGATCGCGTCGCCCATGAAGTCGGGGCGCGATGCTAGGTCGGTGACTTGCGAGCGCGACATGATGTGGCGTTCGAAGTCGCCGTCTTTCTGTTCGAGGGTCTTCGCGGACAGGTCCGGATAGTGATTCCACACGGGGACGACTTCGAAGTACGGCTGGAGCTTCTGTGCCTCGAACGCAATGTAGCGTCCGGTGATTGTATCGCGCTTCCACGAGCGAGTCTTCGCGGTCTTGATCAGCGGACCCTTCAGGACGCCGGCTGAGTACAGCACGGCGGAGAACACGACGCGCTTGCAGAGCGAAATATAACTGATCTCGTCAAGCTGATCCTCCATGATTTTTTCCATCTTCGCGCACTTCTTGGTCGCGAATTCCGCAATCGCGCGCTCGATCACTTCGCTCGGAAGCTCCGTGCCCTCCGGCAGTCCATTTTGCAGCGTATCGAGAACGGACTGCGTGTCTTCCTGACTCAGATCGGGAATCGGTGATGGGCGAATTCCCCAATTTTTCTCTGTCTGCGGGAACATCATTTCCATCAACCGTGCAACCGTCCCGATCACCTTCGTGCGCGTCACCTTCGGATAGGCCCGCGACTGGTCGGCAGGAATGCGACCGTCGATGTCCGGATCGTAGATGCCCCGGAACTGGCGCAGGTTGCGCAGCCACTGTTCCTCGATCACACGTCTGTCGCCACTGTAGGTCTCGAACAGTGCGTTCATTCGGACGCCAAACGTCTTCATCGCGTGCTCGTTCATGACCGGCGTTGCTGCATCTGCCATCGTTATCTCCTTGTGTAACCGCCGCGACTACGCTGCTGCGCCGCGATTAGTTTCTTGCGTTCCGCTTCGCCATCGGCCTCGTCAACGCCGAGTTCGAAATACATGTCACCGTACTGACTAGCCTCGCAAATGTGCGAGAAGATGTTCTTGAGGGGGGCGTCCGATGCAATTCCTTTGCGGCTGATCGGATAATGATACCCGCCTTTGAGCCCTCTTTTCAAGTACGAGCATCGCGGGTCTATGAGATACGACGGCCCCATCTCCGTGTTCATCACGAGAAACGAGTCAGTCGCACCTACGCGCTTGATCGCGTTGTTTGTCATCGCGAACTTGATCTTCTTGAACCCGGCACCCGTGAAAATCGTCTTGCACGTCGCCTCATCATTCTGCGACCGGTTGCCACCGCTGGGGTCGCCTGTGATGAAATACCTGAACCCCTCATACTTGCTGCGGAGCAGCGGCTTCAGTCGCTCCTTGATGCAGCGCTGGAGCCCCATGTTCTCCGTCACGATCTCGTCGAGCGTGAGCACGCGCCCGAACGCGTCCTGCTGCTTGAACGTCATCGCGGGCGTCATCCCGAAGTCGGCGCTGATCACGAGCAGCCGATTCGGATCGGGCCGCAGGTACTCCTTCGCGATGTGCCGCTCCGGGTCGAACATCGGGTGCACCGGCTTGCCGGACTTCGACGTGCCGTACTCGCCCTTCACGTACATCTTTATGAACTCGTTCGTCTTGTTCTTCGCGAGGTTCACGTAGTACCCCGGCGCCAAGTGATCGAGGTTCTCAGCCAATTCCGAGAGCCCGCTCGGCTGCTTCCACCCGTGCCAGCCGTTGTCTTCGCACGGCTTGCCATCGACATCCAGCCCTTCGAGGTTGTTGTACCAATACGAGTCTTCCTCGGGTGGGTTCGTGTCCGCCCAGATGCCAGCCCACGACGGGCCATCGCCAGCCTCGCGGCGCGACGGGTAACGGTCAATACGACCGTCAAGCGCGTCCATGATGATCGCGGGAATCTCGCGACACTCGTTGATCCAAGCGCCGGTCAATTCGAGCGAGAGCAGATTCTTAACGTCTGCTTCGTCGTCCAACGCCCGAAAAATCACCTCCGCCCGTACATCCCCCATTGTGATGTAATAAGTCTTCCCGGTCTCCTTCCAGTGGCCGATCGTCCCGTCAGGGAACCACTCGAACCACGTCTTCATCGTCGTGTCGCGCAACTGCGGCATCGTGTTGCGCACGATCGCCCAGCGGCTGCGGCGGAACCCATCGCGCCCGCGCTTCTGCATCATCGCCCGGCGCGTGATCTCGATCACACACCCTGACGACTTGCCACTACCGAACGGCCCCATGATCACGCGACGGCGCGCGTCGCTCTGCATGAACCCGCTGACGGTGCGCGGCGCGATGTAATTCAGGTGATCCATTACTCCGGAATCCAGATCGCGTTGAGCCCGAGCGCCGAGCCAACATCTCTGAACCTGTGCTTCGTGGCGCGCCACTCACATCCGGGCCGGTACGACTGGTTGTACACCCAGTTCCACAACTGCGCGGTCCACTTGAAGTTGAACTTCTTCGCCGACGCGCGCCAGCCAGTGGTGTCAACATACGGCCCGAGGCCAATGATGTCATACACATACACCCCGGTGCGCCAGTCGTTCTCAAACTGCTCGATCAGCCAAAAGTACCTCATCACTCGCCCTCCTGATCAATGACTGCAACCGACTTCTGGGCAACGGTGCTCAACGTCACGGGCGCAGCCCCACCCACGAACGTGACGTTGAGCGCGAAGCTGCCTCCGCCCTTGCCTCCCCCAGCATTATCATCCTTCGGCTCATACCCCGCGACCTTCGCGGTCCACTTGATCAGGTCGGCGCGCACCGACGCGGGGACTTCCGGGTCGGTCGCGATCTGATACGAGTGCGTGAGCAAGTCCTCAGCCTGAATTTTCGCCTTGAGCTTGAACCCGATCCCCGAGGTCTTGATCTCATCCTTGTACGCGACGACTGTCCGCTTGAACGCCGGATCGTTCGACAGCGTGACAGCGGCATCTTCTTCGTAGCCGTAACGCCGATACGTCTCACCCGGCTCGTCGATGTCGAGCGCGATCTCGTACGCGAGGCGCGGGTCGAAACTCATCTCACCTACCGAGCGTGCCTTGTAGCCCGGAGGTAGTCGATCTGAC